TAATTACACAGACGTTCCTCATGGTTGCCCGCGAGCCACACGATGCGTGCTGATGGGGCAACAGCCCTAATGCGGAACATCAAGGTAGTTGCGTAGTCAATAGCTTCTTGGGTGGTGCGGTTGAACGCTGGCGAGAGTCGATACTTACCGAACTCTGGAAGGTCTAGGTTGTCACCGACTAATACGACTAGTTCTGGATTGATCGACTTAGTAATAGAAAGAGCAAGATCAATAGCGTCTTCATCGTGGGTTGATACAAGCCCGTCCTTCCCTTGGAAGTATCCTATTTGCATATCGGGCCATATGACTGCCCGCTGAAACTGCAAAGATGCCTTAACAGCTCCTGCTTTAGGAGCTGGGATCTTGACAGATGGACCGGGTTGTACCACGGGCCATTCGGGGCCGGATTCCCACTTAGGACTCAGGACGATGGAAGCCATGTCCTTAACTTCTAGCTCTTCGTAATCCTTGCCATTGGCATCAGTCTTACCTACTTTGGCAAGTCCCTGATAAAGACGAACGTCTTTAATACGATGTAGTTGGCCTACGTCACTCGGCTCAATGCCGTTACGGGTAAGAAGATCTCGTATCGCCCCAAGGCCGACAGCGTAATCAAGGTCATTGGCTAATGTCACAGGAGCACCTCTCGTTGATGTGCTCGGAGATTACTGTCCTGCCGATTTCATGCCCCCAAGAAAGCAGGGACTGCTCTAGCCATGCAGCAGTAAACGCTCGCTTATGTACCTGAAGGCTCTTATCTTCCCGAGCTTTCTCCACGTACAGAACTAACGCTTCACTGGTCGCTGGGTCAAGAGTCTTAATAAGCTCACCGAGTTTGCATCGCTTGGGAAGCGAGCCTTCACCGTGCTTACGAAGAAGATCATCTACAAGTGCCACAGAAGACTCTCCTACTACATATAGGTAATGTCTTACTATAGCCGATATATCGCCGCTATGTCAACTTCTGCACGCCGTACCCATTAAAGGTGGGAAGATTACTTACTAACGGATTTCTTGGACTTAGAGCACATAGCGCATTTGCACTTGCAGCCCTTCTCTGGCTTACCGGCCTTGCACTTACAATCACATGATGCACACATCAGTTTCACACTTTCTTTGTTGTTAGCAATCCCATGCCCGAAGGGACTTGTTGATTCTACTGTTTGGATCATTAGCGGTCTTTGCGGAAGTGTTCTTCTTCTTCATACCTTCCATACGGCCACAGAATGACTCACGTCGTGCAGCACTCTTTGGGGACTTAGCTGCTTCTGCCTTTTTAACGGGGGGCTTCAGGTTACTTCCGGGGTTGGCCTTCTCGTAAGACTTGCGCCCTGCCTCGTTCAGGCCACCCTTAGGACTCTTACCCTCTGCGCGAGTCCATGCTTCTGACTTAGCCATTCCTATTCCTTACTTAGTTGATGCTCGGAGCTGCCAGCCCCATTTGCTATGCATATCAATACGTTCTGCTAAGAAGTTAGCGATGCCCTGCTCGTCCTCATCCATTGCTGCTTTGAACGTCTTATTCAAACTAGCAATGATGGAGACGTTTGACTTAAGCAGAGCTTTAGCCATAGCGCTAGGGGACTGTTGGGCTGCACCAAAGTCGAAGGTACGAAGGCTCATAAACTGCTTCAGAGCAAAGGGGGCGTACTGGTCAAGTTTGCGAATGTTCTCAGCAATGGGGTCGATGGAGGAATACACATCCTCATAGATCGACTCAAATAGAGCGTGGTACTGAGAGAAGTCCTGACCCTCTACGTTCCAGTGGTAACCATGCGCCTGAAAATACATGGTTACCGCATCTCCCAAAAGGGATGAAAGGGCTTCAGATAACTTGCTCATATTGAGCTATAGCTCAGCCTTGGACGCGCATCTTATTGGGTCGAGCCTGATGACCGCCGCTGTTGAACGCACGCTCCCAGCCGCCCTCTGCCGAACCCATATCGCCACTCTGTGTACCAATAACAAAGTCGCTCAGAACTTCTGGAGCCTCAACCCATGCAGCCGAGCCGATGTGGGCGCGCTCACGCATGGTTACTTCTGCACGCTTGTAGTTCGACTCCACGGTCTGATGATTGCGGCTGTCGCCTGCGGTGTCTTGGTATGCGCCAATGCCAAAGTCGCGGGGAACATCAGTCTCGGTAGCAACGCCTTCTTCAAAACGAAGAGGGCCACGGTTGCCGGGGATGTTTGGAGCCATGGTGCGCTCAAAGACATTCATGCCTTTTTCTGGTGCGCCATTCGATGGTGAAATTGCCATGTGGATTCCTCCTAGAGGGTTTACTGTAGTATAAGAGTAGCACATATGAGCTTATATGAGGTGAAAACCTGTAGCCTCTGGATATATAAGATCAGCGGAAGAATGGGTTATCTGATGCAGTTACAGTGGGCATGGTGTCACGTATGGACATGGAGCACGCAATGGCTAAAGAATCGGGGTAGTCGTCAAAGGCACCCCTCTCGTCGGGGGCGGCAGCCAACATGTACGGACCTCGCTGCACCTTCTCAAGATCGCTCATCTGCTGATTGAACCTCTTCCAAGGTCGGGTGCGGCGAGCTTTGCTATGACCGGGTACCAACATCTGGTCTCGTTGAATCAACTGGGTAAGATGAGTCCATCGGTCGTTCTGAGTTTTCGCATCTGACGAAACAGACACGACCTCACAGTGCGGGAGCAAAAGAGCTAAACGCTCGGCTACAGCACCTCCAACGCCTTGAGCATCTACTCCCACTCGGAGGATGTTGTACTGACGTAGAAAGTCAACAATCTCAAAGTACTGAGTCTCCCACTCCACGTTGTTGATCTCCAACCAGTTGAGTACTCGGTGCTCATAGAACCCAAAGCCGTCTGGATGATCCCAGTCAACCCAAACTGGGGTGACGATGGTTGAGTCGTTACTACGGGCAACGTCGATACCTACAACAATGGGGGTCTTCCACCAAGTCTTGACAAGTCCCATCGACGGATCGTACATCCGCTCAAGGCGCTCGTCCGACACGAACATGCCCTTCTCCAGAAGCCACTGGTTTGCGTATGACATGCGGAACTCGTCGGAGTCCTCACCGATACGAAGCTTCTCTTTGGCGATGTACTTAGCGTAGTTAGGGTTGTACTTAGCTGCGATCTTCCAATCGTACTCATGGTGGGACTGTCGGTGGCCTCGGGCGCTGTTGATGTCTCGTCGTCGGTTGTACTGGATAGCTGCGTAGAAGTACGACTTCTCTCGGCGGGCGGTTCCACCAAGAACAAGGGTTCCGTTGTTCCACGCAAGCATGGGCTTGATGGAGCGCTTAATCATGCCTTCGTCTGCTTCTTGGGCTTCGTCAATAAACGCAAAGTGATACGTCTTAGACTCAATCTTCGCCTTAGGGTTGCAGGTCTGCATACGACAGAACGAACCGCTACGACGCAGAGAGATGATCTTTCCCTTACCTCGGCTACCTCCCGCATGAGCCTTATCGTCAATCTCTGGATCTAGAAGGAAGTCAACTGCGTGGTCACTTGTCAGCTTAGATACGACTCTACCAAATACGGTATCTGCCTGATCTTCAGTGGGGGCAAACACGCCCACCATGAATCCTTGTTTGAACTTGCCTAACCACACGGGATAGACATCAGCCAAGCGAGGGAGAATAACCATCAGTCCAGCGATGACATTAGAGAGAATCTCGGACTTGCCGCTCTGACGAGTAGCGATGAGAGTCTTCTCTTCACCATCACCAAGGACGATGCTTTCGATGATGTTGTACGCAATAGGTGCTTGATATGGAAAGAACTTAGTATCACAAAAGGTTTCAATGAATACAAGCAGCTTCTTGACAAGATCGTCTACAAATTCAGAACTAGTTTCATCTAGATCTGACTCGTATTCGTCATCCTCTACGTCAGAAGCAACGGTGCTCACTTATGCCCCTCTTGCCTGAAGTTCAGCCCATATAGCGTAAAACGCATCAATGCACATTGTCACTTCTTCTGGGTCCCCCTTGTGGAAGCGCCACCTATCGGTAGCCACTCCAAGAGACATCGCTGTCGTATCCAACCATCCCAGAAGCATGGGTGTCTCGGTCTTGTTAGCCCTCTTCACCATTTGAGGGGAAACAATCCTTTTGATGGGCTTACGTCGAAACTTACCCACGCTTGGCGGCATCGTGGTATACGCCCGATTCATCGTAGTAGCCGAGTTCTCTGCCCTCAAGGACATTCATTACTCCGGTGAATTCATCGTTAGTCTGTACACCATTTTTACAGATACCAACTTGAAAGGTATGAGTACCAAAGCGAAACTGAACACCATTACCCTGTTTCCACGGGGGACTAAGTTGCCATGCTCGCGCCCTAAAGGAGACAAAAGAGTTACCGGGAACACCATTATCTCGTACGATCCAATACACGGGGCCGAAGTACTGAAACAGATTCATCGTGCCACGAAATAGCATGTACGAAAGCATGGCAGAATAGAGTGCCAAAAAAAGCATTACTACAATAAACATTTATACTCCTGTGAACATGTCCATTTCTGAACTGGATGCTGGATAGTGAGAGGTGTAGTTTAGGGTTGAGTTGATGTACTTGCCCTTAGAGGGGGCGGCATCAAAAGCTTCAAATAGTGATGGGTATACGTCATCATACACCCAAGGAGTCTTACCGTTCTGCCAAGTGATGTAAAGGGAATTAGAACTGTAGTCGTACATGTAGGCACGTACTCGGGAGGAATCTGGGTATTTCCATGGAGTAGTAAGAGGTGTAGCTGGCGGTTTGTTTTCACCGAACAGGCCACGACCATAGTCTTGTACTTGTTCTGGATCAAACTGGTCAGTAAGCCTATCTTTTCCCCAACTACCAAGTCCAGACTGCTTAGCTGGTCCAGCTTGTTTAGGGGAGCGGGGGTTACGAGTTACCATGTCCGCAGCTTACCCTAGTGGATTACTACTCGTTCTTGGGTTTTAGCAATTTGCTCCCGAGAACGCGCAATGTTGATGTCGGTAACTTGCGTATTGGTAAGAGCTACATTCTTGGAGGGGGTCACCTTAGTGCGTACCACAGCAGAGATCGCAGCGATCCACCCAGAGAGGGCTACCGAGATAGCTCCAACTAGCTGGGGATCTACCTTAAAGTAGAGCAGGATAGCGATAGTAGACACTGCGGCGGAGTTGATCAATCCGCCAATAGCTACAGGTTCATTCGATACAGCCATATAGGTCTCCTGTCTGGTACCTATCAGTATACCTATGTTAGGGGGCCGGTTTATCCTTGTTGAGTACTTGATGCTCAAGAATATTAGTGCGATGAACCAACTTATCCACAGCATCTCGGAGAGATGAACCGCCGTTTGGACGAAGTTCTCTCTCCACAAAGTCTACGGCACCCATAATTCGGTGCTGACGCTCTAAGAAACCACGAACACCCCGCACAAACGGTCTAACCGTGTAGCGATAGATGACTCCTAGAGACACAAGTGTTGCTGAGACAAGGATTATGGTGTTGGCAGGGTCTTGCCAAGAGATCATAGAAAAGAAAGCTGGCATGGCTGCGGCTACCTCCAAGAGGGGGGCATGTACCAACGTACACATGTGCCTATGCTACTACAGGCTAGGTGTTCTTCACTAAAAGAATGTGACCAAAGTCATATCTACTTTAGATTTTATGCGTTGATAGTTATCCACTGAGACGTAGCGGGGTCGTAAGCCTTAGCGCGGTAGTCAACGCCCCAAGATCCCCCGTTCCACATCCTCTCGTACTTGGGTGCCCATGCGCTTCCATCCCATACCTTGGCTCGTAGTAGCAGTTCCAACTTAGCCACATTGAGTAAATACAACGTGCTAGTGGAAGAAATGCTAGAAACAACAATAAGAGCGTAAGTAGTAACTACTGATATAGGTACTGCTATGGTTGCTCTGTTTATGGGGGCCGTTATGTTTCCAGTTGCCTTAAACGTAATAGCGTTAGGAGTAGCTACAGCAGCTACAACGGGGGCCTGAGCTGCGGATACTACGTACGATGTAGGGGAAACTGCGACAAAAGAGCCTGACGTAGTTGGTGAAATAGCTATACGGGAAGTGGAAATCGTAGGTGAAATGGAAGATGATTGACACGTAACTGCATTAAAAGAAACGCTAGCTGTTGAACTTAGGGCTGGCAAGTACGTAGTTATAGAGGATGGAATAGTGGAGGAAGTAGCTAATGTTCCAGAAGTTACAGAAAGTGCAAAATAGGACGCTGACGTAGTGACGGTACTTGTTGTTACACCAGCAGTATTTCGGAGTGTTGGTGCTATCGCTGATGTCGTTGTAACTACGGTGCTTGGCGTGATACCAGCAGTATTACTCAGCGTTGGTGTTATCGCTGATGCTGCTGTAGAAACAGTACTTGCCGCTACATAGATTGAAGTATTCAGCGTTGGTGCTATCGTTGACGATGTTGTAACTACGGTGCTTGGCGTGATACCAGCAGTAGTACTCAGCGTTGGTGCTATCGCTGATGTCGTTGTAACTACGGTGCTTGGCGTGATACCAGCAGTAGTACTCAGCGTTGGTGTTATCGCTGATGCTGACGTAGCGATAGTGGCAGGAGTAGCTGTGGAACTAGAAGTGCTGGAGAAAGTTACGGATATAGAGTAATAAGAAGACGAAGTAGCAACGGTGCTTGGCGTAATACCAGCCGTAGTACTCAGCGTTGGTGTTATCGCTGATGATGCTGTTGAGGTAACAGACGACGTTACGGAAACGGCAGTTCGTAGCGTTGGTGCTATCGCTGATGTAGTTGTAACTACGGTGCTTGCCGTAATATCAGCAGTAGTGCTCAGCGTTGGTGCTATCGCTGATGTCGTTGTAACTACGGTGCTTGGCGTGATACCAGCAGTAGTACTCAGCGTTGGTGCTATCGCTGAAGCTGACGTAGCGATGGTACCTGTCGTTATAGCTACAGCAGTTCTTAGTACCGTACCTATCGTTGACGATGTTGTAGGAACGGTGCTCGCTGATACCGATGCTGACGATGTTATAGATGGAGCAGGAAGAGATGCTACAGCCTCAGCACTTGGAGCTGTAATCGTGATATTAGTTGTCCCTGACGTAATTGCAGGAAGCTCAAAGTCAATCCAAGAAACTACTAACTGCTTAGAAACTACTCCAGAAAATGTTCCAGTTACCCATAGCTCAAGAGCAGAAGTGGAAGTTATAGATGCTAATTCTGCCGGAGTTATGTACCTAGAGAAGTTCTGAAAACTGCTGGATATGTTTGTGCTATAGGTTGCACGTAAAATACCTGATTCACGGAGTTCTACGTTGATAACTCCAGAACCGTCCCCACCTAAAACTTTAGCTCTTACATTGATAACTCCGTAGAAGGTGGCGGGAGTACCATCTCGTATGAATACGTCACCTACTGCCGATGCTGACGTAGCAATGGTGTTCGGGGTTATAGCTACCGAAGACGATACAGTCGCCGGGGTAGGAGAAGTTACCAGACCAATAGTTGGAGCAGTAGCATAGTTAGCTACTGGAAGCTCAAGGTCAACCCATGATACTGATACCTGCTTGGATGTGCTTCCAGAAAATGTTCCAGTTACCCATAGCTCAAGAGCAGCGGCGTTTACAATGGATGAGTATTCGGTGGAAGTGAGATATTGGGTAAACGTCTGATATCCATCAGACAGCATTACCGAAAGGGTTGAGCGTAAAACGCCACCCTCACGGAGTTCAGCGGTAAGGATACCTACACCATCTCCCCCTACTCCTTTAGCTCTTACCTGTATAGCTCCATAGAAGGGGGCGGGGGTGCCGTCGTTGAGAAGTAGGTCACTACCGTCTTGTTGAAGAAGGGTGTCTACGCCGTTCTGGAGTAAGAAGGATGACATGATTATCCCCCTATCTCAGGTTATAGCCAAAAACGGAGAATCCAGAACCTTTTTTGAGCAAAAGCCCCCCGAATGAACCGGCATACGAATCCATTAGTAAAAATGTTAGTCTACCAATTTGATTGTTATTTGGATAAAAAATGTTTCCAACTGGAGATGGGTATGGACGAGTAATCATTCCAGTTGAACCAACCGGAAGAACGGAGGTATCGGCAATGTACGCTGAAGCAGTAACATCATAACCGTTGTTGTTAAGTGCATTAATGGTAAACCCAGTACGTTCATTATCGGCTAAAAAGTGAGCACCTTTGGAGGTAGCAAATGAGTGCATTTGGTTATTTTGATCTTTAATGTTTGATATGAACAGTACACCAGAACTAACGGACGAAGACATATGACCCATAAGTCTAGCCCAGCTATAGCTGGTGTTGACGCTTGAGCTAATCTGCACCGGATGGTATTCGTAGTGATAGCCACCATAGTCAAAGTTAACATCCCAATTAGGAGGTCTAAGCACGTTTACGTCAAATATGTCGGTTCTAAATGCATCGTTGTTAAAGTACATGATTGGTATTGTTCCGTTAGGGTAGTCAACCGCTGGAACTGTTCCGTCTACTCCATCTATTCCAGTAACTCGCCAAATTACCATAAGATGATCCATGGGAGGTACATCTAAAGTTAAATACCCAGCTACAGAGGAATCTACAGATGTAGATCCTAAGGGAGTCCAGTTATTAGCAACCACGACTAACCTACTTGGCTTCCAAATACAGAAACCGCAGATCCAGCAAGAAGATTATATCCATTTAGTGTGAATAGTTCAATGGATGAAATTTGGTCGTAAGAACTGTAGTTACCGGCTCCAGCAATCTCGGCTAACCGTTGTCCAGAAAGGCCTACATAGGTCGTGTTTATGGTCGTCATCAGGTTTGAACCTACTTCGGGCATACACGATAAATATATGGTTCCTGTTTGCTGTGCGGTGGTGGCGAGGGCGCATACTCGTATGCACGATCCTGCTGAGGCTGAGACTTCATAGTAAGAAAGACCTCCGATATAACTGGTGGATAGATCAAGCGTCATGCAATGATAAGAATAGATAGAGGATGAATCTCCATTAAATCGTATGCAAAGAGCGTCGTTTCCACTGTACCCAACAACTGTGTAGCTTATTTGTAAGAACGACAGGGGGCTAAAGTTGAATACACCAGTAGAAGTATTATCGTAATCAAGCGATATACCACCTAAGGATAGCCATGATGGGGAACCTAATCTAGCCATATTACCTTTCCCACCATCCCATATCTATGTCAAAAGTTGCAGCACCAATAGCCGCCCATATTTGTACAGCTACAAATTGTCCCGGTCCAATAATTAGCGGTCCTGTGCAGGCCGAATACTGGGCAGCATTAGAAGATGTGAACTCTTGACCTTTCACAGCATGATCACCAAAATCTAATGTGTAAATATCTCCTACAACAAAAGAGGGGGCAACAGTAGCAACATTGCCATAATCCTTAAACTTTCCTTTACTATGCAATGCAAGTGAGGTGCCAGTAAAACTTCCGAGGGTGATGGGCTGAGTGTTGTTTCCAGTATATAATTTTGCTATAGATACCGATGTAGACAAGGAATTAGCTGAAACTGGAGTAAGAGGGGAACCCGGAGAAGCAGATGAGAATCTGTCATAAGTGTTAGTTGTAACTGCGTAGCTAACTCGTCCTCCGGTAGAAGAACCAGTCGCACTTGTCACCATAAATTTTACGTAGTCTAAGCACACTGTGTGCAAGGGGTTACCACTAGAGTTTAATATGGCTATAGTTGGGTTATTGGCTTGACCAATACCAGTAAAGTTGGTTAACGCAGGAGCCGAAGAGTAACTGGAAGTAGAGGCACCATTTGTCGTAGCTGGGGTGCAAGCCTTAAAATAGGTACCTTCATCAGCTAAAGATGAATGGTTATCGGATAGTTGTACGGTTTTGAGTTCCCCACGACTTGTAAGAGACACGTTTTGACTGCTAGCGTCGCTATACAACGAAGGTAAGGTTATAAGGGGCGTTCCAAAAAACTTTGGCATCTATTTCTCCCACCACCCTGCTTCAACCTCTATTGGAACAGGGTTTGTCAATGCCCCGTAACCGGGATACCAGAGGTAATACAACAAGCAATGACCCGGACCTATTACTACTGGCCCGATAGCGGATGTAAAAGTTTTGATACCAGTTGTTGGTGTTGTGAACGAGTTAAACGATGATATGTGATCACCAAAATCCATGGCGTAGGTATCCCCGGCAGTTGGAATAGGAGAAGTGCTAGATCCAGCACTTGCTGATCTAAATACTGTTCTACCGACAGTACGGGCAGTAGCTCCAGCCGAAGTAACAGTCAACTTTACTAGGTTAGAAGCAGCCACCGATGCCCCAACATTTCCAACTCTAAAAATAGAAGAAGATTGATACTGGTTATTAATATTTGAGTTAATACATTGTATTAAATTTCCACCAGATACATACCTATTTGTAGTGTCTATAACTACAGCACACTGAACTCCTGTTGCAGTAGATGCTCCAGTAGTAATTCCTGCTACTGAGGCAGAACCCGTTGAAGCAGAAAGCGACATAACATTAAGTCTCACATAATCCATAAATAGGCTCTTACCACCTACTGGTTGAGCATTTTGAATCATAAAAACTGGATTAACGTCAGTGAATACAGAGGCTGTGGTGGTGTGGTGTCCCGATATTGCTGTCCAAGAGGGGTTTGTTCCAGCAGTACTAACTGAGGGAGTTACTGCCCTAAAGTACGATCCCTCATCACATAGAGCGTTATGGGAATCCCCAAGTTGCACTATGTAGGAATCACCTCGGCTTGAAAGTCTCTGAGCGACTTGAGCTGAATCTTGCTGTATCGCTGCTTTTACGCGAGTTACTAGTCCATATACTTTTGGCATTTACCGTTCCCACCAGCCTATTTCAAACTCATATGTAGGAGTAATAGCGCTAGCCGCTGGGTACCACATGTAGAAAAGTAAGCAATGACCCCATCCAATGACGGCTGGGCCTACTGAAGCTGCGTAGGCTGAGGCAGTGAATCCATTTAGCTGACCAGAACCTGCGGAGTGTTCACCAAAGTCCATGGAGTAGTTATCTCCTACAATAACTGGACTAGAGTTGGTAGTGGGGGCGGCGGGGTGGAACTTAAACACGTTACGGACTATTTGACGTGGGTTGCCGGGAGTGGTAACAGTAAGGCTATTTCCAAAGTAAACAGATGCCGAAGAAGCTACTGAAGATCCAGAGTTAACATTAACTACACTTACTGCCGCCGATGACCCTCCCGATGAATACCTTGTAGTAGAAGTTTGGTCGTCTAAAATTACTGCACACTGAATTGACTGCGAGGCTGCTGAAGCATTGGTTCCACCTACTGAAGCGACAAAAAGACGAACATAATCAACAAAGATTCTCTTACCAGAGGCGGATGCAGCGGTGTTCACGATCATAAACATGGGGGACGCTGCGGTATACGCTGTGGGGACAGTGACGGAAGTACCAGTACCTATGGTGCTATTGGTGGCCTTAAAGTAGCTGCCCTCGTCTGCTAAAGAACTATGGTTATCACCTAGCTGAGTAGTGACGATATCCCCATAACCAGTGACACGCTGCTGGACCTGAGTTCCATCCGAGCTGTAGGAGGGGAGCGCCCTAGATACTTTTCCAAAGATTTGTGGCATTGTCTATCCGATCAGGTAACAAAGGACGATGGTTTCGGTTGGATTGGATTCAGTGGGGTCGCCCATACCCCAGTCAAGGCACGCAATATCAACATCAAATCCAGTGGCGTTAACTATGTTGGATACATTAGCTATGTACATATACCCCAAGTTGTCAGCATCTGATGATGTAGAGGGGCGCTGAACGCTAACAACTATTTTAGAACCTGTAGAAACATTGACATCTAAGACCCTAACTCTGACGTATGGGTCACCCGTAAATGTGTACGAGTAAGTGCCAATCATGGACTTACGAAGGTTACCTACCGTGATTTTGTTGTCCGTTGGAGAGCTACCGGGGGTCACTACAACTGGGAAGACGGCATCAAACCCTACGGATGCAGCAGAAGTTAGCTCTTGAATCTTCTGACTAGCCACCAACTACCTCCCTCTAGTATAAGTATCCATATCCTATCAGACTAGAGTTAGCGCCAACTTAGCTATGGACGTGGTACCAGAGGTAAGTGCTTCTGATGTTATGAAGTCTGAATCGTCGTAGATGGATTCGTCTACTTTTGACCAGAGTGGGGAAACTGTCCAAGAACCTGTGCTGGTGTCACCTGAAGGACGGAAGTAGCGAAGGCCAGTAAGCACTCCAAGATTAGGGTAGGCAACTACTCCAGAGACAGAAGAGGGGAAGGCAATTACAGCGCCTACTGGAGTGACCCCCAAAAGTGAAGAGGACGTAGGTAAAGTAGCAGGCGTGACTGAAACGCCACTAACTACAGTAGGACTGGTGATACTAACTGTGGATGTAATTGTTGAAACAGAAATATTGACAGAAGAAGATACAACCGGCTGTATGGCTGAGGAAGTAGTGGATACTGTGGTAACAGTAGGACCAGCGGGGACGGAAGTTGTTGCGCTGGATATTGCACCAGTAGTTGAAGTTCCGTATGGGTTAACACTTTTAAGGTTAAAGTCGTAGGCTGTTCCGGCTGTAAGAGGGCCAGTAACTGTTGCTGAAAGTAGTGTATTGCTTCCTACCGACTGCTGTGTCCAAGCACCTGTACTGCCAGTTGTACGGTACTCTATAATGTAGTTACTAATGCCCCAAATATTCCATGGAGCAACCCAAGTCAAATCAACCGTTGTTGAAGTTATTGTTCCAACGGTTGGTGCCGCCATAGGATTATTGGCGATCGTAGGAATAATCTCAATAGCACCAATTTGACTATCAACTGCCGCTGACAAAATTGGGTTATAGGTTATTGATGTCGGAGTTGTATTACCAGTATACGTACCGATTTTTACATGAGTAGCAAGTCCGTTTGCGGTTAAACCAGTGCTATTAGACACAAAAGTCTGAAGGGTGCTCCATGTGCCGTTGGTGTTCGTATTGGGAGCAGTCGGGGCGGCGTTGCCCTCAACACCCAAGAATCCAATAGTTACTGCATCTAATTGGACGTTGTTAAACGTAAATGCTTTGGTGGGAGTTGTTGAGTTTACTCCAGTTCCAAAAATGTTTGCCGCAGTTCCTAGCCCATAATTTGTGCCAGAAGGAAACCCAGTGATGTAATAAACTGCCCACGCTTTTCGACAACTAGCGGTTGTTGCAATGGTGACAGAGCCAGAACCGTTATTAAGAAGAGCAGCAGATATTGCTTTTAAGTAATACCCAACGGTTACACCATCTGCTGCGGTGTTAGTAGGTGTCCATGTTTTTGCATCAAAAGTTGTGCCAGCAGAACGGGCAGCAACGGAGTCAGTAAGCGTGGTTGTAGAGGAGGCACCACTTGTACCAGTATTTTCAGCAGCGTAAACAAAAACAAGAATGCCCGAGAGAAAGGTGCCACCAGCGCTTGCAGGGTTAAATGTAGCTGTAGCTTGCGAGGTGTTTTGACCACTGCTTGTGCCGCTTGCAAGGAGGCTAACTACTGTTGCCATTAGCTAGTCCTGACGACTGGTGATTTTATCAGTCATAACTCAAACCTGAAGAGTAAATAGACCCGAAGCTGAGGAGGTCACGGTAAGGACCCCGGAGGTAACACCGTATGCGGTTCCACCAAAGAACCAAAACCCTAGACCACTGTTCGCTACACCAGTAGAGGAAGCATCAGTGTTTGTGAAGTACAAAAACATACCGTATACGTTTGACAAGGTTGTTGCGGTAACATTAGCCATGGAAAGACTGGGTGCCCACGTAAGAAGCGCCCCAGAAGCGTTGCCTGCGGCCGTTAATGTAGTGCCCGAGCTTATGAGCCTACCT